AGACAATGCTATGGCTGTAGTTGGTACAGATATCTATGTATCAGATGATGCAACATTATATAAATCAGCAGATGCAGGACAAAGTTGGTCAACAATATCCACAGGACTTACAGCTGGATATCATATAAAAGGTTTAGCAGCACATGGTACTACTCTTTATATTGTTGCTAACAATGGTTCAGCAGGTGAGATAGAAACTTGGGATGGTAGTACATCAACACAGAAAGCTACTACTGGTGCATTTGATGGTATATGGTCAGTTAAAGGAAAGTTTTTAGTATCTATTGGTACAGCTTTAAGAGAATATGATGGTAATACAACAGTTGCTTCAGCAGCAATTACATTACCTGCAGGAGATACCTGGACAGATGTAGTAGATGCTGGTGCAGTTGTATTAGCTACTGCAACAGATGGTAGAATATATTCCCTTAAAGACGTATCAGGTGCTTTTACTTCTAAAGGTCAAACAGAGATATCAGGTGAGAAACCTATATCAATAACAGAATCACAAGGTCAAATATTTTATGGAACAAGAGAAGATACAACTACTTCTAAAGCAATAGGAAGATTGTATCGTGCTGAATTAACAGTTGCAGATGATTTATATGTATTAGCAAATAATCAGTTAATTAAAGAGTGGAATGTATCTGGTACAGATTCAGCACCTTATCAATTATTACCAACAAGAGATTCTGTTTACATGGGAATTAGAGAAGCAAGTAATTCTTATTTATGGAGATATTATCTTCCTACTGCTGGTATAGCAAGAGATTTAAAATTTGATTCAGCTGGTTTAGTTAAAGGACTTGGAATAGTTAATGAGAAACTACAAGCTACAGTACAAGGACAAGGTACATATTATGAAACATCTAACTATGAAACTGAAAGTTATCTAATAACAGCTAATGCAGATTTCTTTACTGCTGAGCAAAAACAATGGGTAGAAGCACAAGTAGAAACTCCAGATATTTCTACTGGTCAGACTGTAGAATTACATGTTACAGATGATATAGCTGGAATAACTTCTTCTACTCATACAAGTTGGACTAAAGTTCTTAATGTAGAATCTGGTTCAGGAACTGTAGAAACACAAGTAAATAAAATATCTAGATATGGTGCTATGAAAGTTGTTTTAAAATCTCAAGGTTCAACTTCAGCACCAGAAGTTAATTCTATTTCTTATCGTGCATTAGCAAGACCAGAACTTGTATTAGTACAGATACCAGTAAATCTTAGTGACAGAGTAGAGAGACCATTTAGAAAACCTATTAATGTAAAAAACTTAGGTGAAGCAATATATCAATCATTAAAAGATAGAGAAGGAACTCCTGTTACATTAGAGATTTATGACCCACAAGAAATAATTAGAGGAGTTGTTGAATCAATACAATATCCTATACAAAGTAATCCTAATTTTGGAAGTGTTACAAGATATGCTATAATTACAATTCGTGGGACAAGACAAGAAGTTTATGCTACAGTTACTTCTGGAAATGCTCCAGGAATAAATGCATATGGTATTATGAGATATGGATAAAAGAGGTATAATAGAAACGTATGACAGCACAAGAAACTAATTTAGTAAACGCTTTTGAAACTACGCTTGATGGTGCAGTAGCATCTGGAGCTAATACTGGTATTGCTTTAGCAGATGACCCAGGAGTTGCAGCAAAAGTTTATTTAGTATTTGACCCTGATAATGACAGCAAGAGAGAAGTTGTTCTTTGGAACTCAGGAGCTTATGGTGCTATGGCTGTAACCAGAGATGTAGATAACAGTCACAGTCCTGACCCAGAACATGCTGATGGTACAAAAGTTAGACTTGCAGTAGTTAAACAACACATAGAAGATGCACATGACAGAATAGAAGACATTGCTTTAACAGGTAATGTTACAGGTACATTAGCTTCAGCTACTCAAGATATAGATACAACAATAGTTTTAAATGATTTAGCAGCTGCTTCAGGCGGTATAGATGTAGCAAATGATAGTATAGCTATAGTAGATGCCTCAGCTTCTAATGCTACAAAGAAAGATACAATATCAGCTTTCATGACAGATATTGCTGGTAGTGGTATAACAGCTACATCAGGTGTTTTATCAAATGATGTAATAGGTAAACAATCAATATGGGTACCTGCTGCAGCTATGTATCCTACAAATACAGGTGGTTGTGCTGCAATAGCATTAACAGAAACTACAGCAGCTAAACCTGATATGTATACTTTAGATTTTGATGGTTCATCAGATGAGAATGCACAGTTCTCTATAGCTTTCCCTTCATATTGGAATGAAAATGTAATTCAATTCCAAGTTTTTTGGACAACAACTGCAACAGATACTGATAGTGTTGATTGGGAATTAGCAGCAGTATCAGTAGTAGATAGTGGAACAATAGATGCTTCTTTTGGTACAGCAGTATCAGTTACTGATAATGTAATAAGTGCTGCAGAAGATTTATATATATCAGCAGTTTCAAATGATTTAACAGTAGCAAGTGCTGCTGCAAATGCTTTAACTTTCTTTAATATAGAAAGAGATGCAGGTTCTGACTCTATGGCAGAAGATGCAAAACTTATAGGAATAAAATTATTCTATACAATAGATGACGTCCACGAGGCTTAAGCCATGGCAGGACCAGTATCATTCGGTTATCAAGTAGCACAAGGAGGAGTAGCTTCTCCTGTTGAATTTCAACTTCAATACCTAGTAATAGGTGGTGGAGGAGGCGGTGGAGGTTCTGTGCATGTTTCAGATAGCTCTGGTGGTGGTGGAGCTGGTGGTTATCGTAACTCTTATGCTTCAGAAACTTCAGGAGATAATTCCTCAACTGAAAGTACAATAACTATTACTGCTGATGGTACAACAACTTATGATATAGAAGTAGGAGCTGGAGGAAGTTCTGCACCTCCAAGTCAATATACAAATGGTTATGATGGTACTCGTTCACTATTCGGCTCTATTATTGCTGATGGTGGTGGTGGTGGAGGTACTGCAAGCAATGGTTCCAATGGTGGTTCTGGTGGAGGAGCTGGACACCAAAGTTCTACTGGTGGTACAGGTACATCTACTCAAGGTGGAGATGGTGGAGCTGGAGCTACTCAAAGCCCTTGGAATGGTGGTGGAGGTGGAGGAGCCGGTGGTGCTTCTGGTAATGGTCAATCTGCTGGTAGCCAATCAGGTGGTCATGGTGCTAATGGTTTAGCTTCTTCTATTACAGGTTCTGCTGTAACAAGAGGAGGTGGAGCAGGAGGTTCTGCACAAGGTCCTTCTCCAACTGGAGGTAATCATGGTACTGGTAGAGGTACTAATCTAGGTGGCGGTGGTACTGCTCCTCGTGGTACAGGTAATACTGGAGTTGTTATACTTAGATACCCTAATACAGTAACAATAAGTACTACTAACTGTACTTTAGAAACAGGAGCAGAACAAACAGATGGTTCCGATAAATATGTTGTAATAACAGCAGCTACTTCAGGTGCGAATGTGAGTTGGTCTTAATGGCACATTATGCTTTTATAGATGAAAATAATATAGTAAAAGCAGTATATGCTGGTGTGGATGAAAATGATTTATCTGAATTGCCTGATGGTGTATCTTCATGGGAAGAACATTTAACAAGTATAAATACAGATGGTTTGACCTGTAAAAGAACTTCTATTAATACATTTGCTAACGAACACAAAGAAGGTGGAACACCATTTAGAGGTAACTATGCTGTTATTGGTGCAGTATATGACTCTGTTAATGACATATTTCATCATGGACAACCTTTTGAAAGCTGGACTTTAGATACAAATGATTGGACTTGGAAAGCTCCTAAACCACATCCTAGAGAAATAGACCCTGATGACCCTAATGGATGGGAATGGAGTGAAGAAGCTCAAGACTGGGTAACTGTATAAATAAACAAGTATATTAAGGTGGAGTATGGTTAAAATAAAATACACTTCTAGTATGGAAGAACTTTTATATATAGAGGAATTACATCCTCAACCTCGTAGAAATTTTGTTCCTGAATGGTTTAAAAAATTACCTGCAGATGCAAGAAAATATATTATAGAGGATAAACCTCAACCTAAAAAATTACCACGAATGAGAACAGCTAAAAGATGTCCTAGCTTCCATGAAATATTTGATGAAGGACTTGTTATTGTATCCCCTTGTGATATATGGTTATCAATGTCAGAGGATAATTCAGATTGGTCATGGGAAACAACTGATGCAAATGCAGTAAGTATTGAATATCATGACAATAAACAATTCAGAGATTTTTATAAAGATAAAAATATTAGAGGAGTTTTTAAATTAAATTTACCTTGGAAGTTTAAAACACCTAAAGGTTATAGTGTTAGACAATTCCCAATGAACTACTCTAATAATCCTGACTGGGAAGTAGCTTATGGTGTAGTTAGAACAGATGTACATACTGAAATTAATGCACAATTATTTTATACATCTAAAGAAGATGAAGTATTAATTAAACAAGGAGAACCACTTTGTTATATTGTTCCTTATAAAAGAGAAAAAGTATCTTATGAATTAATTAAAGATAGTAAAAAGAGATTAGCATTTCTAAAACAAGCTAGAATTAATTTATATAAAGTTCATTCTACATTTAAAAGTGGGTACCATAAATTTAAAATTGATTAACATATGCTATAATGTCTCACCATGGACTACATAATAGGATTTTTAATAGGTTATTATATTCGTGATTTCTTTAAATATTTAAGGAAATTAGCTGATAATAAAATAATAGAAGACCATGAATGGGATTGGTTTTATTCAGATGACACAGAATAACGGATACACAAATAAAGAAATGTTACACCTCATTAGAGTAGAGGTACAAGATTTGCATAAGAGAATAGATTACTTGCACGAAAAAATAAATAAAACTCCTACAAGAGCTGAAATTGTTGGCTGGTTAGTTGGATTAAGTAGCACAGCAGCGTTTTTAAATACTATAATGTAACTTATGAAAGCACAAGTAAACTTAGGACAGATACTACAAGGTGGATTAGCAGCTTTAGTTGGTTGGTTATTTAAAACTGTAAACGATTTACAGCAAGAAGTAGCTACATTAAAGGCACAAGTTGCTGCATACCAAGATAGTATTAGTGGTTTTAATCAAAATTTATTAGTAATAGAAGAAGTAATTAGAGAGATATTATTTAAGGTAGGTGGGTAATGGGCGACTGTTGTGGCAACTGTAACTGCGGAGGTTAATAAATTATCAAGGATATTAATAGTATTACTCTTAATATTTCCAATACCTGTTTATGCTGATGAAACAACTGTAACTGAGGGCTTTGATAACCAACAAATTAACGAAGATATTACTTTCGTTTATGGTGGTAATGATAGTAGTATTGCTGCCGAAGCTGATTGCAATAACAGTCAAGCTCCTGGAAGCATCAACATTGAAGACATGGATTGCCATGGTTCTCAATACTATGGAGCTGATAGATACCAAATTGGATTACGTAGTTCAACAGATGCACTTACTATTGCATTCCCTAACTCAGAAACTAAACCAATTACTGAAGTAGGTTTAAGGTATGGTGCTAGAGAATCTACAGGTACAGCTACTGTTTACTATGATGATGATACAACTTCAACAATAAACTTTATTAATACTTGGGATGCTGCAGACCCTCAAACTGTAGAGAACAGTACAGCAACTATAGTAATAACTGCACCAACAGGTACAACTATCAATGAGATAGTGATACCAGGAGCTTCAGATAACTTACAAGATTGGTGGCTAATAGATAATGTATATTATAAATACACTGCTGTAACTCCTACCACTACTACAACTACTACAACTGTTCCACCTCCACCTCCTACTACAACTACGACACTTCCTCCTGTAGTTACAGTTGTATTAGATGATGGAACTGAAGCTGAATATGAGGAATATGAAGTTGAAGATGGTACAGTTGAAAGAGATAATCAGAGATTAGCTAACTTAGAAGAATATGGTTGTGAGATGACTGATGCTCAAATTGAGCGTGGTGATTGTATAATAGAAATAGAACAAGAGGAGATATATGAAACAGAACTTACCGAAGGAGAAGAGCTTCCTGATGACATCATTATTGTACTTGAAGTGGAAGATGGAGATGTTCTTGAAATCGAAGATATGGAAACTGAAGATGAAGATATCCTTATTGAAGAGCTCACAGAAGAAGAGATACTTGCCCTTGAAGAGGAAATGGAAGCTGCTGCTAAGGAGCTTGAACTCTTGGAAGAAGAAATTGAGTTCATTGAAGAATTATCTGAGGAAGAACTAGAAGAGTTTGTTGAAGTAATTCTTGAGGTAGAAGAATACATTGAAGAGTTAGAAGAATTTGAAGAAATAGAAATTATAATTGAAGAAGATATAGACTTAATAGACGTATTAATAGCTAATGATATATTCCCTCCTGACCCAGAGGATGTATTAGAAGATTTAAAGGAGGTACAAGATGAACTCATCGAAGACGAGATTGATATTGAGGAAGAGATATTTGAAGACGATGTTGAGATATTGGAAGATGAAGAATCTATTGAAGAAACTGTACTCGAAATACTTGATATATTCGATACAAAAGATGATGAAGAAGAAGTATTATCTGAAGAAGTAATTGAAGAAGAAGTTGCTGAAGTAGAAGAAGTCATTGAAGATATAGTCATAGAAGAAGTTACTACTGAAGAAGTCGTTGAAGTTTTAGAAGAAGTTAATGATATTGGTGTACAGAATCTATCTGAAGCAACAGAGGAAGTACAAGAAGTAGTTCAGGCTGTAGTTCAAGAAGCTATTGAAGAGATAGAAGAACTTACTGAAGAACAAGTTGAAGTTGTTGCTGAAGTATTACAGGTAGAAGCAGAGGATGTTGAAATTATTGCTGAAGCTGTTAAAGAAGATGAATCAGTTGCTACTGCTGTTGAAGAATATGTTGAGAGAGCTGTAGAGAATAAGGATGTAGAGAACTATACACTTGCTGATGTTGTTACAGAGGTACAGTTTGAAGAGTTTATAGAAAATCCTATAGAAGTTTTAACTGATATAAATATACAAGATATAAATATAAATGATATAGGTTCTGATATGACTAATGACCAGAAGGAAAAAGCTCAAGAAGTTGTAGTCCCAGTAATTTTGACTAGAATAGCTAGTATGGCAGCATTTATAATGAGGAAATCATAATGTTCAAAAAAATTTGGAATTGGTTTATTGAGATAATTAAAGAAACTTTAAATCTTAGTTGGACTTTAGTAGGTTTAGTTATTGCTACGCTTACTCTTACTGGTTCTGCTCAACAGGTTACAGGTCTTGCGACTTTAATTACATTAGTCTTATGGTTATTAACTATAGGATTTAGGAAGGATAAAAATAATGTCAAACAAAGTAGTAGATAATGAGTGTCGAACATTTAAACATGATAATGGTTATACTAATATAACTATTTGTAATTGTAAGTATGGGAGTAGATAATGAAATTAGAAGTATTAAGAATAAGTTCACAAGATGATTCTACGTCTGGAATTTTATTTGATGTAGTTAATGGTAAAAGGAAATTCCTTTGCTATACACTTGAAGATGAACAGCGTGATGTAAAAGTCTGGGGAGAAACCAGAATACCTGCTGGTGAATATAAACTTTCACTAAGAAAAGAAGGTGGATTTCATACTAGGTATCAAGCTAAGTATGGTGATATGCATAAGGGTATGATACATGTTAATGATGTACCAGGATTTGAATTTATCTTATGGCATACGGGTAATACTGACGAAAATACTGCTGGTTGTTTGTTATTAGGAGACTCTCAAACAAGTAACTTAGTACAAAAAGACGGTTTCGTAGGCTCTAGTGTTAATGCATATAAGAAGGTTTATCCTTATGTAGCTGCTGCTATACAACAAGGTGACGTATATGTGACATATATAGACCACGATGGTACTGTCAATATTGATGACATAAAAGCTGTTAATAGTAATGACACAGAAGTAATGGAAAAGCTAGAAGAAATAAGTGGAGAAATACAAGTATTAACAAGTAAAATTGATAATGACGGTAAATGGTTTAGCTAATGCCTAAATTAGTTCCTTTTTCTAGGGGTAGAAATATATCAGAAGATACATCTATTACACCTAGTGAAGGTGATAAAGCTAGAGAAAGAGACATAGTACATTCATCTGAAACTCCATCAGATACACCAGAAAAACTTACTATAAAATCACCAGAAGATAAACATATAGCTGATGAAGATGCTGGAGTTAAATTTTTAAGAGAACAATATATAGTTAAAGGAGATGACGCTAGAAAGGTCCTACCTTCTTTAGATGATATAACAATAACCGGTGCTGGTCCAGAGGGAAATATAACAACAACATTTAAACCAGAAGAAACAACTACATTACAATCTGTTTATGAAACATCTGAAGAGTTAAAAGCAATTCTTAGAGACTTAAATAAATATAAAAAAACCTCAACAACTCTATCTCAAGAAAAACAAGCTGAACTTGGTATAGAAAAAACAGAAAAACAATTAGGCGAAATAGAATCTGTTCTTAGAGAAGGTAACAAAAATATTAATAAAGAAATATTAACAGAATTTTTTCTACGAGACAAGATAATTCTTCCAAGAGATTCTGATTTCACACTACAAGCATGGATTGCAATGATAGAAGAATATATGAAAAATCCTAAAAAATATGAAAATAAATATGTTATTAATAATGAGATTTTAAAAAAACTAAAAGAACATTCTAAAATAATAAGTGAACAAAAAATAGAAATAGATAAAAAAATAAATAGTGAATCTTATTCATTAGATAAAAAAATATTTTCAATGGAAGATTTTAATAGAATAAAACTAATTCATACTAAAGATGGTAATTTAGATATAAATGCATTTTGGAATAATATTAAGGAAATAAGTCCCGAGACAACTATTGAAATTAAAGTAGCTAACTTACAAGCTGCACCTACTGATAAAAGTCAGACTCCTGACGATGTAAGAATACAAGCAGCTCAGGAGAGTAAAGGCTTAAATACAGCTACAAACATAGCTGTAGTTGAAGATTTTTTTCAACAAAGACAAGAGAGATATGATAGGGAAGATAAATATGGACGTCTTGATAAAGAAACTCATGAAATGGAAGCTACAAAAAGAAGTGCTAGAAAACAAAATTTGGGTATATCCATATATGATGGATATATTATAGGAACACAAGCAGATAGACGAACTATGGGTGATATAGAAAAGGAAATACACCGTAGAGGTAGTCTTACTCAATATCTTATGTTCCCTAAAAGACAAGAACTATATTTAACAAAAACTAAAAAAGGTGATATTATTGCTCTAACTAAAACACAATTACTAAGACTAGAGAGACGGGACCCGAGTCTTGTTTCTAGTTATATGGATTTTACTAAATCGGAGATAAAAGCATTAGGAATAATTGAACCGTGGCAAGCAATACAAAATATACCAGATAAAAAAATTAGAAAACAAGCTGAAAAATCGGCAGAAAAATTTGGTCTCGACCTTAGTAAACCTGATGATTGGACAAAAGAACAAATTAGAGCGTTCGCAGCTGAATTGATTGATTCATCTAAATTTTATGCAAAAGTAAAATCTGACAAACCTCTTATAGATATAATAGATGTAAAACTTGATGAAGATTACTTTAAAGATTATGTACCAATGCATAAAATAAAAGATGAAATAAAAGTAAGATTCCCTGGATGGGAAGAACTTATAGCTTCAGGATTAGACCCAACTGTTATGCTTGGTGATTATTCATATAAAGAGAGTATAGATACTCAACCAGATATTGCTAAAAGTAAAATTAAGTATGATGCACTTGAAAGTGTATTATTTAATTTAAAACTTCATGGTGGAGATGTAGGCAGAGAAGCAATAGATTTTATTGAAGGAGAAGGTATCTTAGATAACATACTTCGAACAGATAGAACTGATATTATTATGGATGCAATGACACCAGAAGAAGCAGGTATTGGTACGCCAAGAGATGATTGGAGTTCGAGAGGTGCAGGATTAAAGAGTAAATACTGGAATAGAGTTCGTGTATTAGATTTACCTATGTTTACAGGCTATGGTGCTTTAAAGAATTTAGAAGGAACAGGTATTACTAGAAAACAATTCCTTGAATTGGCAATTAAAGACGCAGAGAAATTTCAATGGATAACAGATGAAGTAATGGGAGATTATCAGAAGAAACCAGAATATAAAACGTTACCAGATGCTCCAGATACTAAAAATTACGCAGCGAGAGAAGTTGGATTGGGTTTTGAGAAAAGTGTAATTGGAAAGGATTTAGAATCTAATAAAGAAAAAATTGAATCTGATGAGAAATCACTATCTAGGATTGAAGTTTATAAATCTATACAAGAATATAAAATGGGATACAAATTATGGGATTCTAATTTACCTACTTGGTTTAGAATGAAATGGAAGAGCAAAGAGACAATACATCGTAGAGATATACCTGAAGATGACTTAGAGCGTCTAGAAAAACTAGAATCTGAATATAGAGCAGAGTTAGAAGATAAAGGAATAGACCCAGATTCTCCTGTAACAAAAGCAGAAATTGGTCAAAAAGATTTTAATTTATTCAAAATGTTTGCAAAAGAAAAAGATTTAGAACGTTTATTTTTAAGTGAAAAGCAAAGAGTACAAGTAGATAAAAAAAGTAAAACCCCTTCTGGCTTTATAGCTCAATTAAGAATGAGTGTTGGATTATCACCATATACTGCTAAAGAAACTACAGAAAGAAAAATAACAGAAATTGAATCTGTTTTAGGTACTGAAAAAACTGGTACTTTATTTAAACAAAAAGAATGGACAGATATAAGAACAGCAAGAGAGAGGGAGATAGTAATAAAAATAGCTGAAGATATTGGAAAAGATTATCCTTATCCTCATCTCTTACATAAACATACTACAGATGATATTATAAAAAATATAGGATTAGAACAATATAAGAAATATATGATATCTCTTTCTGGTAGTGCTGGTGTAAAGTTAAAATCTCCTTTAACTATTATTAATAAACAAGGTATAGAAACAGCTAATCCTGCAGCATTAACTGAATTAGCTGGTGCAGATATAGCTAAACATGCAACAGAATCTGGAAGAATTAATATACCATCAACAAAAACAAAGAGTAGTTTTTGGGATGAATTTTTGAAAGCTTTGAAAAATTTAAAATGATGTTAAGATATTACTATGTTCGAAAAATTCAAAAGAGCAAGAAACTCTGATGGGACGTTCAAGACGGATGTGAAGTGGACCCCTTGGAACGAAGCATGGAGTTATAAGATGAGTGAAGACTTAAAAGATATGATTGAGCGAACAGCTTGGACATTCATTGAAGCCTTTATCGGTGCTTTAACTGTTGCCCCATTAGTAGGTGTTGATGCTGAAGTGATTCAGTTAGCAGCTCTTGCTGGTGGTGGTGCTGCATTAGCAGTAGTTAAGACATACGCTAAAAAACAAATTAGTAAGTAGGAATAATGGTCCTAAGAAAAAATTTTAAAAATCGTGTTAAAGCAGAAGAAGCATTAAGACGTAGTAAAGGTAAACCAGGGGTAGTGCCTAGTGGTTTTAAACCTCAAAGATATACTTGGAGTTCTAAACCAGCTGGTCCTGGAATGCCAGGCTGGAAAGGTACTGGTAGTGGTTATAATCCAGCTAAATATGCAAAAGGTGTTAAAGGTCCTGTTGTAAGTGGTAATGCAAGAGTATTTTTAGTCGATTCAAAATTTACAAAAGGTAGGGAATTATTTGGACCAGCAGGTTATGGTGGAGCTCCACAAGGTGGTTCATTAGGAAGAACACATTATGAAGTTATGAAGCGTCATACGTCAACTACTACAGCTCAAAGAGCTGCTGCACATACTGGTAAGTTAGCTAGAGGTGCAAAGATTGCTAAAGCTGGAAACATAGTTGGACTTGGTATGATAGCTGCTGAAGGTATATACAAAGGTACTAAGCGTGCATTAGGCCCTGGTGGTACAGAGTTTCATACTAAGAAAAGTAAAAACAAATATGGTACTAAAGGTTACTAATGCCTGCACCATATGAAAAATATAATGACTATACCACACATGGTATGCCTGAACGTGAGTTAAAGAGTAGATTAAAACAACATAATAAAATGGCTAAGTTTGCTAAAGGTAAAGTTATCGCTGCTGAAAAAAGATTAAAGAGGTCTGAAGCTGGATTACTTATGGGTGATGATTTATTTAATCCCTATGGAATGTATAAAAGAGATTATAATGACAGATTACAGCAATTTAATATGTGGGAAGGTGGAAGAAATAAATTGCAATTTGAATCTAATAGAAGAAGAACATTAAAAAATATTAAAACTCAAGGTGCTAATTATAAGTCAAGTAGAAGATATGATTGGAAAAAATATAAAAAAGATATTGATAGTAAATGGAGGTTACCATAATGCCTATAACTAAAAAAGGTAAAAAGAAAGCATATAAGACTGGTCGTAAGGGTAGAAGATACTAGAATAGCCCTGTAAGCTGTTTAGAGCTGTTTTAAGGACTATTCTTTCTCTTTATGCCTAACTGTTCAGGTCGTCTGGATATTTCCAAGTTCCTTCTATTAGAAAATAGTTACTTTCGTTCTTTAATGAGGGAAATTTCCAATATTCTAATATCATATGTTTATTTATATCCTCATTACCTATATATATC